ATTACCCTAAAGTCACGATATACGCCGCGCTTGATATGTGGTAAGGAGTGAGAAACAAAACTAATCCTTGTCCGTGGTTTGTTCAATGCAACGGCGATAAGCAGTTGAACAATTGAGTAAGACTTACTTGAACGGCTGCCACCCTCATTGCAGATAATAGGCCATCCCGCATCCATTGCGGCTTTGTTTGCCCAAAAAACAGGTGTAGTCTTTACCGTTATGTTATTCAATGGTTTTGTTTGTTGCGTCTGGTGCGGCAAAATTGATAACCGTACCGACCGATCCGCTTAGTTCAATCTTAGTAACATCATCCTCCAGAATCTTGTTAACCGCGTCAATGGCTTTCGGGTTGCCGTCCTTTGCGTTTTGTATCAATGCCCTCAAATAGGCTTTAAATGACTCTTTAGGCGTCCCGTCATCCTCGATAAGCTCTTTTATCAACTCTTGTGTCAATAGGCGTTTTTTGCGTATCTCTTGCCATCCTAGGGACTTTCTTTCAGGGGATGGCTGGTTGGTAGCGGATAATCGTACCCCCTCCGTTCCTGTGAACGGTTTGCGAGGTCGTTTAGTGCTCGTTTTTTCTTGTCCTGCCATACTGCTAAATTAGTGTATTTTCAAGAACAGACAAAAATTGTTAGTGGCGGTATTTTTCAACGGTAATATTTTAAAGTAAAAATGAGCGCAAGCGAAACCCCTTTTTTCCTTTAGTTTTTATTTAGTTTTATTTAATGCTATTACCTAGTTCTAACCACCTTAGTAACCTAGTTATAACCTAGTTATTAATATACTCATATTGACGGGTATATGTATTATAAAAATATTCAACGCATCCAATTTTCCCCAACCATGAATATCTCACTTTTTGGATATGAATTTGCACATTTCCTGTCTCAAAATCGCGATAAACTGTCAATCCGTTATCCGTTTTATTGTTAAAATGTGCGCTCCCTGAAATGGAATACATGGTGGGTATTTCATACTTTTTTTGGCCTACTGGCTTTTGAAGTTTTGCGGGGTGAGCAATCAAAATAATGTGGATTCCCAATTTCATGGCCGCGTGTTTTAGCTTGGTAAGGCACTCGGAAATATAAAGCGTTTCAGGTACCCCGTTTGGTATTTTATGCTCAATGTAGTTCCATGGGTCAATCAAAAGTCCGTTTATGCCCTTTCTTGCCACTAATTCGGCCGTTTTAGCCAATATCCCGTCCAGTGTGATATCTGTATTGCTTGTGTTAATAAAGGCAAAATTTGAGCCTATAAATGACAAAATCATATTCATGTCACTTGGTGCTAGTCTGTTGGACGGATCGCGCCTAAAGTCAAAGGCTTTGCCGCCTACTTTCTCAGCTATCTTGGTGGCGTGTAGCGCGGCGGGTACATTCTCAAAAGAACAAACGGCCCACTTCCACCCAGACTTGACGGCGGTGTGTGCTATCATGTTGTCAACCCATTCAGACTTACCATGTCCAGGCGCACCCGTTACGGTTGTAAATTGCCCCGGCATAAGTTGTAGGTACTCGTCAAACCCGTCAATCCCTGTCTTGGTTCCTTGTGGATAACCGTTCTCGTAAAAGTTCATCACATCGGCGGCAAGGTCATCATGGTTCACAACGCCGTCAATTGGTAGTTCCCGCGCCGATTCAACCAAGTGTGCTAACGCTGCTTTGCCGTGAAGTTTTAACACATCGTTTGCATCTTTGCAGCCATCTGGGTAAAGTATCTCAAAACATCGGTCTTTACCAAAGCGGCGGGAAAGCTCATCTTTTAGCGCTCTACCTACCTTGTCATTATCCGTGGCAATGATAATTTTGCGCATATTAACAAAATACTCATAGCAGTTATCAAGGTACTGTAGGCGCATATTGCCTTTTGGTGTTGTGCCATTCGGTACGCTCACTACATTATAAACTCCTGATTCGTACATGGATAGAGCGTCTATCTCACCTTCTACTATAATACAAGTATCTTCATCCTTTAGAGCGTCAATGTTGTAGAATATTAGTTCGCTTGCTTTGTTAAGCCTAAAGTCTTTTTGCGCGCCACGGTACTTGATATTGACTAATTGATCATTGCGGTAATAGTTAAAGCATAAAACGGGTATTTCAGCTTGTGCCTTTGGCATCCATTCAACGGATTGCGTTATATTGAACCTTAGCAGCGTGTTGTTAGATATTCCCCTATCCTCAAACCACTTGATAAACTTAGGTTCTAGTTTCTCTAATCGCGGTTGTGGTGGTACTGGCGGCGCGCCGTCTTTCTCTAGTTCGTAGTTGTAATGGCTTGCAACAAATTCAACGGCTTCGTAGAATGTGCAATGGTTCATCTTGATAACTAGGTCAAACACATCCCCGGAGTAACCGCACCCAAAGCACTTACCAAATGTGTCATTGTTTGCGGGTACGGTAAAAGATGCAGTTTTTTCGTTGTGCAATGGGCATTTAGCAGTGTAGTTGGTTCCCATGCGTTTTACCGTAGAAAACATTGCCAAGACTTCACTCATCTTGGCAATGTCTTTTAGTCCATTGATACTATCTTGGCTTATCATAAAACTACCTCCGGTTTTGTTTTGGTTGTATCTTTTTTGTACCGTGCAATCATTCCTTTTTTGCCGCCCTCAGATAGTTTCAGCTTAATTTCCTTGTACTGTTCCATTGAGCGTATAAGGCGTTGGGAAAAGAAATTGCATTGATCAACCGTGAATAGCCCGTAGTTGTTTATAACCGTTTCAATCTTTTCCTTGCTGATGTTCAAGCTGAATGCAATATCGTCAATCGCGTCAATAGGTAGTTTGTTTTCGGGCGCATCGCGTAGCATTTCGATAAGGCACCAATACAAGCCGTAACCTTCCAGCCCTAGTTGACGGCGTAGCTTTATTATTTTAACATCATTTCGGGCGTTACTGTCGTGTGAGAAGTAGTAAGATTGTTTTTCCATAGTGCTGCTATTGTTTTTTAAATTGTAAGCAAAGAATAGTTGTTTTGTTTTCCCTAACATCTGCGTAAGCAATTATGTACTTTTTGACCCTAAATTTAACGATGGTTTTTGGTTTGCAATAAATTTCTGATTCTACGCAAACCTGACTTTCATCCCCTGTAAAAACGTATTCGTAAATCATAAAATAAAGAAGCCCGCATCAGGGAAGTTGATACGGGCATAGTTTAACGAGTGGTTAAACAATTAATTCAGATATAGCTTCCCTTCAATATCTGAACCGTCACAAAGTTACGAAATTAAACTGTCATACAGCACAAAAAACTGCTCAGGCGTGCTGATGAACTCATATATCCCGCCTGCTTTACGCTCGCGTTCTTGCTCGGCTATTTGGTAGGGTGAAGCGCGGTCTTTGCCAATTTTAATTTCAATCATAACTGAGCGGCCTTTAATAGTTGCAGATATATCTGCCGTCCCTTTGCGCGTTGAACCTGGAATCCATTTCTTTGTGGTTAGTATTGCCCCGCTTGGTTGTTTCTCTAGTCCGTCAATCAATCTGCCTGTACTGTTTATCCTTGTTGCTCGGTGTTCATGCCACATAAGGAAGTTACAAATAAACTTGGTTAAGCCGTTGGCCGTGTTGACTTTTGGGTACGGCGGCGGCGCATAGTGTCCGTCTTTCCATGCCTGCGGGTATGTGCGCTCAAAGTTGCATTTGTGGGCGGCGTTGTAGCGTTCTTTGGGTGTGCTCATAGTAGGGTTAGTTGTTTTTTGGATTCAACGCAAGATGCAAGGTTCTTTTTAGCAAGGTCAAAGTAAGATTCTTTTAATTCAATGCCAATATATTTTCTGCCAGTCTTTAATGCAACGTAACCTTCAGAAGCTACCCCGCTAAAGGGACTTAACACTGTTTCGCCTTTATTGCACCACATGTTATAGCACCATTCAATAGGCTGCAACTGAGTAGGAGTTATATGCCTTTCATCATCATTTGCGCGGGCATCCCTATAATCAAGTGTATCACCTTCTTGAACGTCAATCCATACAGGCTCGGCAATTTTACACCACAAATCAAATGGTATGTCATTTTGAATAGGCACTAAATTTTCGCCGCCTTTTTTAAATGTAAGAATGTAATCAGCCAACCCTGGGCGAACAATAGAACTATCTTTTTTAAGTTCGTATGAGTTTGAAAGTTCTTGGAAAAATCTAACAAGCAAAGGAACTTTAAGACTACCTAAGAATCTATATTATAAAGATGAAGGGAATAGTAATAATCCTTTGAATGGAACCAAAGTAAATATAGGTGGCTATACTGATGGAATACCACCGCTA